TATAAATTACTCTCTTAAAAAAATGAAATTTTCTAGAGTAATAAAAGGAGAATGTGAAGATTCTCTAGTTTTATCTAGTTGTATGTTATTATTATCTTATATTTCCTAAAACCCGTTTTTACTTTTACAGTAAAAAAATAAAAAATTACAAACATGAGTAAAAGTACGTCTGATATGCTAGCAGCGTTCAGCAAGTTCAACGACAAGCTAGAAAAAGAAACAAAAGGTAGAGTAAAATTAAGAGGCTTTTCTGACATTGATGAGTTTATTCACACAGGTAATTACCTGTTGAACGCTCAGATGTCGGGATCCCTAAGAGGAGGTTACCCAAACGCTAGAAGTTTAGGTGTCTCTGGTGATTCCGGAACCGGTAAAACCTTCTTAGCAATGAATGCTGTTCATAATGCTCAAAAGCAAGGATATGCAGCTTTCTATATTGATACAGAGGGAGCATTAGATTCAACTGATTTTGAAAACTTTGGAATTGACATGAATTTGCTAAATTACAAAAGAATGGCAAAAATTTCAGAAGTTAAATTCTTTATCAATGACATTATTAAAATCGCAGAGGATAATCCAGGCTTAAAGCTAATGGTTATCATTGACTCCTTAACTCACTTATTAACAGATAAAGAGGTAAATGACCTTGACAAAGGAAACAATGCTCAAGATATGGGTCTTAGAGCTAAGGAGCTTAGAGCTCTCTTCAAATCATTTACTCTTGATCTTTCAAATCTTAAAATACCTTTAATTTTTACAGCTCATAATTACGCAGGACAAGATCAATATGCCGGTAAGACAATGAGTGGCGGTGGAGGTCCATTATATGCAGCTTCTGTTGTAATGATGCTATCTAAAGGGCACCTAAAAGACGATGAAGACGATGATAAAAAGAAAACTGGCGTGGTTGTTAGATCAAACACAGATAAGAATCGTTTAGCTAAACCTGAAAAAATAGAATTTCACATTAGTTTCCACAAAGGAATGAATCCATATGTAGGTCTTCAAGATTACATTGGATGGGATGAATGTGGAGTTGGGAGAGGTAGCGAAATCTCTGTCAAAGACTATGAAAAACTTAGCGATAAAGAAAAAGCTGAATGTAGACCTTTTACCAATCAAGAAGGACATGAAGTGTATTTCCAACCCAAAACGTCTGCTAGAAACTATATTAATAAATGGACAGGTGAAAAAATTCCATGGAGAGAAATATTTTCAGATAAAGTATTTACTGACAAAGTATTAGATGAGTTAGATAAGAATGTAATTAAACCTAAATTTAAGTATAGTTCCATATCGGAAGTTTTAGCAGATGAATTAGCAGAATTAGAGGACTCAATCGAAACATCTGATGACAATGATTAATTTAAGAAAAGACTTAGCTCTCAAATATTATTTAAATCTGCATTTAAATGGCGTTCTTGATAGGGATGCCATTTTATTTGAGATAATTAATTATGTCTTAAACAATAATGTAAAAGACAAAAATGTATGCTATAAAAATGTTAAATTTTCAACCAAAACATTAAAATATATTTTTGGTGAAAAATTCGATAACGAAGACTTTAAAAATAGTATTATATCCAATATAAAGGAATCTATTCAAAACGGAGAGATAGACTTAAATTCAAAAACATTTCATGTTACTGAAAATGGAATGCATAAATTTTACGAAAAAATTGAAAAATACAATACATGATAGATTTCATTGAAAATATAGAATTGCTGGAAAAAATGGTTTGGAATTTCGTATTGAATCCAAACGCGGATGATGATCTACTCAAGCCCTCTAATTCTGAAGAGTACTTAGATAAGGCTGATCTAATGAAAAAGATTAAAGCCAAATACTTTACCAATGATGATCTTCAAGTAACTTGGAAATATGCCACGTTATATTATAATGACCATGGAAAAATACCCACCAAGAAAGAGTTAAAAATGTTCATGGGAGTCAAGAATGAAGTAATAGATGATCTAATTCTTGATGAAATTTACAACTACAACTTATCTGATCATAATTATAGCTTTCTCTATAAATACATCAAGGCATTTGTCTTGTTAAGAGGGTTTAATATCTTATTGATCGATATGTTGATCACCCTAAAAACAACCAACATTAATCCTGAAAATATAGAGCAGGTAATTGAAAGCGTTAGAAACAAAATAAATGATAAACTTTCTATAAACTTCGAAAGTGGGCGTAGCGGTCTTAATTTCTTAAATCCAATGCATCACATTCAAATGTCAAAAGATGGTCAACCTAGCGGTTTTAAATTCTTTGATAAAACTCAAGGAGGTGGGTGGAACCCAAAAACATTAATTGTTTTTCAAGGTAGACCTAAAGTAGGTAAATCAATTGTATTAGGTAATATTGCAACTAGAGCCTTTTTAGCTGGAAATAACACGGGAGTATTAACTGTTGAATTATCAGAAGGTAAATATATGAAAAGATTAGGTTCCAATATTCTTGGAATAGAAACATCTCTATATGATTCTTTTACTACAGAAAAAGCTCTTGGCATGGTTCAAGATAAATTAAAACAGCTTGAAGTATCTGGTCAAAAATACGGTGAACTGTTGATCAAGGAATTCCCAACTGGAGGAGCAAATGCTATAGATCTTGAAAATTATTTTATCCGACAGGAAAAAGAAATGGGTAAAAAATTCAGAGTCATAGTTGTAGATTACATAAACCTAATGCGCCCTATTACTGAACAAGGAGGTTTATATGAAAAAATTAAAGTTATCTCTGAAGAATTAAGAGGTGTAGCCATGAGAAATGAATGGTGTATCATAACTGCGACTCAAATCAAGAGAGATTCTATCAATGACTTTGATTTAGGAATGGATTCGGTTGCAGAATCATTTGGATTAATACATACCGTTGATGCGTTATATGGACTAATGAGAGGTCCTCTTGAACAAAGAATGAAAATTAAACTAATTGCAAACCGAGACAATGGTTATGAAGAAAGTTATAAATTCTTTGACATGAAAAGAGATTTCATGAGACTTGATGAATCAGTTGGTGAAAACAGTGAGTATTACAGCGATGATGAAGAGGTAGGTAGAATGGAAAATGAATTAAGAGATTCTTATAAAAATTTAAATTCTCAAGCTCAACCCCCTGAAGATTTAAATGTCAATATAGTAGACTCTAGTGATTACACTGACTTATTAAGTCAAATATAAAAATATCCAAATTAAAAATGGCAGAAGATGAAAAAAGAGAAGATAAAATATTCAATAATAGGTATAATCGAGGTGATGGTCTAAAGGATCCAGATGAATATGAGTACAATAAAGGTATTCAGGTAGACGTTTCTTATTCAAAAGATTATCTAAGTGACATATATGATTATGAAAATAACGTGGAATATCAAATATTCTTTGATCATATTCTTAACATGATCGAAAATGATGCAGAATTAAAGGACTTAATAGATGATAAAGATGGAACTAGAAATAAATTTAATAAAGACGAGATTAATTTCTTATTTGAAAGGATATCAACGTCATTAGATAATAGTCTAGAATATGAGACCTTTTCAAGTTCAATTTACATTTTAGAAGCTATTTCAAATGTAACTGCGATGGATTACAAAAAAATATTTGATTTTTTAGATTATTCTCACAAGGAGTTACTATTATCTGAACTTAATAAGAAATATAAATTTCTTGATTGGAAAATGAATAAGAATAATAAAATGTTTTAATTAAATGCAAATACGAAACGTTAGAAATATATTTTTATTAGGTGATCTTCATTTAGGGATTAGAAACAATTCAATAGAATGGGCAACCTCACAAAAAGAATTCTTAATTGATTATTTTTGTAATAAAATAGACGAACTAGGATTTGATCCAGAGCTAGATATTTTGATTCAAGAAGGAGACTGGTTTCACAATAGGGAGCATACTAATAATCGAATATGGAACGATTCTTTAGAAATATTTAGCGTGCTTTCCAAGAAATTTAAAAAAGGAATTTACATTATATTGGGTAATCACGATGTATACTACAAAGACAATAATAGTATACATTCACTAAAGGGAATAGAGAAGATTTTTCCAAATGTACATGTATTTGAAAAACCAGAATTGCTAACTATTCGAAACCTTAATTCTACTCATAATTTTTTAATGTTACCTTGGATTGAAGACGAGGTAAAAATAACAAGAGAAGTTACTTCATATATAGGAAAAGCAGATTATATAATATGCCATGCAGATATTAAAAATTTTAGACTTAATAAATGGGTTAAATTACATTCAGGGTTAGATGCTAAATTGCTTGACAAGTTCAAAAATGTTTGGTCAGGTCACATTCATATACACCAGAGAAACGGAAATGTATTATACACTGGAACACCTTACGAGCTAGACAGAGGCGACAGAAACAATCCTAAGGGCTTCTACACGTTAGACATAACTAAATCAGATCCTGTTGAAACTTTTCATGAAAATCATTTTTCTCCTAAATTTATTAAGGTGGATGCATTTGAATTATTAGATATGAAACTTGATAAGATTCAAGAGCTATTTAATAATAATTATGTAGATATCATGATACGAGTGGATAAGGCTCAGGTTTTTCCAGTTACTCGTTTTATGGAAATAATAGAAAAATTTAACTATAAAAAAGTAGAATTTTTTACATATAATCCAGATATTAGAGAATTATCAAAGGAGGAGCAGAACAATATTGAAGAGATAAAAGAATATGACATATATGAGATATTCTTGGATTGTTTAAAGGATAGGAATTATCCAGAGTCATATAATGAAATCATGAAAATGTATTTCAATAAATTAAATGAAAAAGTAAAAAATAAGGAGAAAGAATATGAATAGCCTTTACGTATATAACGCTAGACTGGTTAGAGTAGTCGATGGAGATACAATTATAGCTGATGTTGACCTGGGTTTTGATACTTGGAAGAGAACCAATATCAGATTCTATGGAATAGATGCATATGAGAGTAGAACTCGAGATTTAGAAGAAAAGAAACTAGGATTAGAAGCAAAAGAAAAGGTCACATATCTTCTCGAACAAGCTGGCGGTAATTTCACATTGAAGAGTATGGGATTAGACAAATATGGTAGATCATTAGGAATATTACTTGTTCCATATGAAGAAGCAGAGGGTATGACAGTTGACATAAATCAATATTTAATTAACGAAGGACTTGCAGTTCCTTATTTTGGTGGAACACGATAATATATGAAATTAGTAAAATTAGCTTGGAGAAACATATGTTCGTATGGAAACAAAATACAAGAATTTGTATTTT